TGAGGAAATATGCAGATAATGGAACAATTAAAGCAGAAAAAATCGGAAGACAAAGAATGTTTGAAATATCAAGCATCCGATCCTTACACACAAAATCCCACATCATCTGCTACACTCGGGTCAGCTCCCAAAAACAAAAAGACGATCTCACAAGACAAGTTGTTTTCATGCGAGAAAGGTTCCCAAAAGCCGAAATCATCCAAGATATTGGTTCGGGACTTAATTTTAAACGAAAGGGTCTCAGATCAATCTTGGAAAGATGCATGCAAGGCGACACAATCACTCTTATTGTCGCCCACAGAGATAGACTCTGCCGATTTGGTTTTGAACTCATCGAATTCTTTATTAATTCAAACGGTGGAGAAATCCTTCTTCTCGACGACGATAAAGCAAGTCCAGAACAAGAGCTTACTGAAGACCTACTTTCCATCCTTCATGTCTTCTCATGTCGAATGCATGGGCTTAGGCGATACAGTAAACAAATCGAAGAAGATAAGGATTTATCCAAATAAGGAACAGAGACAAATTTTTAAAAACTGGTTGGGAACAAGCAGATATGTTTACAATCAGACTATTGAATATCTTTCTAAAACAAAGGAAAAAGAACATTGGATGAAAGTAGCAAAAAATATTTTAGATAATCTTCCTGATTTTTGTGATGCTGTGCCGTACCAAATTAAGAAGATTGCTATTAAAGATGCTTTTCAATCTTTTTTTCTCAATGTGAAAAAAATAAAAAAGAATGGTGGTAAATTTAATTTGGGGTTTCGTTCAAAAAGAAATTCAAAACAGTCTTGTTATATTCCAAAGTCTGCCGTTAAAATAACTGGTATCTATCCGAGAATATCCGGGAAAGGATTAAAATATGCAGAAAATATACCCACCTTAATTAAAGATTCAAGATTAGTTTATCATTCAGGAAGATGGTATATTACGATTCCCACCGAAGAACCACCAAAATTGTCCGAGAACCAAAGACACCGAGTGGTTGCTATTGATCCGGGAATCAGAACATTTGCTACTTTCTTTTCTGATGATTGTTTTGGACAAATTGGAAAACATGATTTTGGTAAAATTGTACGATTATGTCAACATTTAGATGGTCTCATTTCCAGAATGAGTAAGAGCACCGGTCAACAGAAAAGAGCAATGAAAAAAGCGGCACATAGATTACGATGGAGAATAAAGGATTTAATTTCTGAACTTCACCACAAAACTGCAAAATTCTTTACTGATAATTTCGCCGTTATTTTTCTTCCTTATTTTGAGACTTCTAAGATGACATGCAAGGCTGGTCGTAAATTAAACAGAAAGTCGGTACGGTCAATGTTGAGTTATTCATTTTTTAAATTTGCTGAACATTTAAAGCATAAATGTTTTGAAACCGGGACTACTCTTATCCGGGTTAATGAATCATACACATCGAAAATGAATTCTTTTACATTAAAAATCATACCAAAATTAGGTTCAAAAGAATTTTTTGAACATGATGGATTTAGGATCAATAGAGATATAAATGGTGCGAGGAACATTTTATGTTTCTCTTTGGTAGATACACCCAGTGTTAGAAATAACATTGCTAAAGTTAATGAAAATTAACTGAAATGGATCGGTCGAAATGAGTGATTTCAAAATAGATGAGGACAACATTGCCGGTGAGATTCTCCAGCAGTCCTCTCTCATATATAAGTGGAACCTGAAGTTGGCCCGTGCTAAACGGGAAAACGAGATGGCGAAAAACTACTTGGAAATGAAAGAGGCTGAGAAAGAGAAACTTGTCCGGAAGAATCCGGAAGCATTCGGTATGGAGAAAGCTACCGATGCCTCCGTAAAGTGTGCAATAAAAGCAGATGCTGAACTGGATGCTCTGCGGAAGGAGGTCATAGAGAAGAGCTACGGAGAGTCTGTGCTGTGGGCCGCTTGCAGGAGCATAGAGGCCAAGAAGTCTGCCCTTGAAAATCTGGTTCGGATGCAAGGGTGGGAAAACTTTTCCGAACCAAAATTCAAAGGTGATGTAAAAAACATTTTAGAAGAGTCCGGCAAAAGGTCTGTCCGGAACAAAATTAGAAAAAGGAGCAATCAGGATGGCTAAGTCATTGAAAAGCAAATTGCGTAAGCGTATTGAAACTATGATTAAAAAACAAAAGAGAGAAGGCGTTCATTTGAAACTGCCAGCAGGAACTACCCTGTACAAACCGAAAGAGGGAAAAAACCTTATCGACATTATCACCTACGAGGTAAGGTCTAAAAATAATCCCGGCGTACTGGAAGGGGATATTGAAGTTGGTGAGCACGATGCATTCTTGCCTTATCTTCTCCACCGGAATATCGGCCCGGACAACAAAACTGTTGTTTGTCTGCGCACTGTAGGTAAGAAGTGCCCCATCTGTGCTCTGTACAACAAGCTCCGGAACAGTGCGACTGTGGATGAGGAAGTTGTAAAAGCTCTTCGCCCAAAAGACCGCTCCCTGTTCAATGTCGTTCGTGGTGATGAGGTGCAGGTATGGGACATATCCACTTTCTGCTTTACCGAAATGTTGTTGAAAGAATTGCAGGACGAAGATGCAGAGGACAAATGGTTTGAGTTTGCTTCCGCAAAGGGCGGCTCTACACTGTCCGTACGCTTCGCAAAGAAAAGCATGGGCACGACAGAGTTCTTGGAAGCTGACAAGCTTCTGTTCAAAGACAGGAAGGACATCCCCGCCAGTATTGCGGCAAAAGCCGTTGACTTGGATGGTGTTCTGAATATTCTTTCTTTTGAAGAGATGGAAGAGCTTCTGAACTCCGGCCATATTGAGGGTGATGACCTTCCTTTCGATGATGATTTTGCCGATGAGGATGAGGAGGAAGAAAAGTCCAAAAAGAAAGGAAAAGCAAAGGCTGCCCCTGTTGTAGAGGAAGAGGAGGAAGAAGAGGTTGAGGATATAGAAGAAGATGAGGACGAGGAGGAAGAGCCGGAACCTGAGCCTGTGAAAAAAAAGGCCAAGGCGAAAGCAAAAGCAAAAGCAAAACCGGTTGTTGTAGAGGAAGATGACGAAGATGACGAGGAAGAAGTTCCGGCACCTCCTAAGAAGAAAGCCAAAGCAAAACCGGCTCCTGTCATTGTTGAAGATGAGGAGGAAGAGGACGAAGAAGATGAGGAGGAAGATATTCCTACACCACCCCCCGCCAAAAAGAAAGGGAAAACTAAGCCTGCTCCCGTCATTGTGGAGGACGAAGACGAAGACGAGGAAGAAGAGGCCCCCGCTCCCCCTAAAAAGAAAGGGGAAGCCGCCGCCGCCAAACCTGCCGGTAAAAGCCGCTGTCCCCAAGGATGGAAATTCGGCACCGACATTTACATGATAGATGATTCTATCTGCGCTGAGTGCCCACTGGAAGATGAGTGTGGGGAAGCATCTGCCACCGGCCTATAATTATCATTCACTGAACACAATGGGGGCAGAAATGCCCCCTATTTCTAAAAGGAGAAAAAATGCCTACACCCGATAATGTAAATGCAAAATTCGTAGGGGTTTGGTTGGAATGGGAAGCCGCAGACCTTCTGTTCTTGGAAGCGGCTTTCCTGCAAACAACTGTGTCCAGTCTCTTCCGGAGTTGGATAGAAGAAAAAACAAAAGAGAAAAGTAAGCGGGACCTTATCAATGGAATCCTCGGTGTCGTTGCCCGGAAGATAAATGACGGGGCCTACGTTACAAAGAACGGGGCACAGGCCCATATAAAAGAACTGACAAAGAAATGTAACCTCCGAAAAGATTTAATGGAGGAGCTTATGCTTTGTCTCGAAGATGTCCCGGAATACCAGAAACTCAGGGGGAAATGATGGCTAAATCTATAAAAGCCGCAAAAGCTGTAAAATCAGCAAAAGCTGTAAAGAATGATGTGGCAAAAGCTAAACTGGAAATGGAGGACACCACTGTCCAGCCGACAATCCTCATCCCCTCCGGAGCCACCCTTTTAAATCTGTCCCTCTCCGATTCCCCGGAGGGGGGCTACGCCACCGGAACCATTACAAACATAATAGGGGACAGTAGTGCGGGAAAGTCCCTCCTTGCCCACTCTATGTTAGCCTCATGCGCTAATGACAAAAGGTTCAACAAACATCTGCTTATATACGATGATGTGGAGGCGGCCTGCCAGTTCGATCTGTCCAGACTGTTCGGGCAGAAATATACGGATAGGGTATGTGCCCCCTATACCGATGAGGATGGGGCCCCTGCAAGCTCCGACACAATACAGGAGTGGCTTATCTATATGAAGAAGCTTCTGGACAAAGGAAAGCCCTTTGTGTACATATTGGACAGCTTCGATGCCCTTACGTCCGAAGAGACTGAGGACTACATAGATGAGGTGGAAAAGGCACATGATAAAAATAAGGACATGCCCGGACAATTCGGCGCTGAAAAGGCGAAGTGGAGCAGTAAGATATTGTCTTACTTGAAAAAGAAGCTGAAAGACACAGACAGTTTTGTTCTTATTGTTTCCCAAACAAGAGAAAATTTAAGTCCCGGTTCCTTCCAAAAGAAAGTTCGCTCCGGAGGAAAGGCATTGGAGTTCTACAGTAGCGCCATTATGTGGCTTGCTGTTGCTGACAGACTGAAAAAGACTGTAAATAAGAAAGAGCGCCAAATAGGGGTTCTTACGAAGATACAGATAACGAAAAGCCGGCTCACCGGAAAGGTACGGGATGTCACCCTCCCCATCTATTACTACTACGGGATAGATGACACAAGGAGCCTTGTGGGCTGGCTTATAGATAATGGTGTGTGGAAAGGGGAAAAGACCATTGTTGCTGAGGAACTGGACATAGTAGCCAGCAAAGAAAAGCTTATACAGATGATAGAAGAGCAGGGACTGGAAGATAAGGTTATTGCTCTTGTTTCCAAAACTTGGCGGAGCATAGAGAGGGCTCTTGTTCCGGAAAGGAAAAAAAGGTTCGAGTGAAATGAGCATAGCACATATTATGTACCAGTTAGACGGGCACCGGCTGCGCTCCCTTTGTGGTTGCAAAATCGTACGTCTTTCCGGAGCACAGGGTATGCAAAAAGAAAAGGAGGCTCTGAATGGGCGTAGTAATCCATAAATGGAAAGTTGTAAGTAAATGGAACTTAACTGCTATCTGCGGCTCAAAGACTATATATAACCACCACACACCGCCTGCTGAAACAGTAGCAAGAAAAAATCAGAAATGGGAAGATGTAAAAAGCGAAGGTGGTATTGATGAAGAAGGATATTGTTGCTGCAAGAAGTGTCTGAAAAAAGAAGGTAAGGCATGAGCAATAGGATAGTAAGACCGGGAAGAAGAGAACATATCTGGATTGTCGCAAACGATGCCGAGAATCGGATCTACTCACTATGTGGTGCAAGAAGAGCTGAATCCCACGCTCCGGAAAAAGACGCAGAAAGCCTAAATGAACGATTTTATTCAATTGAACTGACGGGGGAATGCCCAGCCACTGAGGGAAGGTTGTGCCAGAGATGCTTGCAAAAGGAGAAAAATAATGGGTAATTTAAGAATATTGATAGATGCACAGAATATCGGGTATGCCGCATATTACAGCAGGCAGGGGATGAAAAACCCCGGAGAAGTAAACATATATGAAAATTGGTTCCGGTATATGACAATGGCTATGAACCGATTCGGGACAATGGATATTTTGTTTTGCTGGGACAGCCCGTCATCCTACCGGAAAAAGATTCTTCCCGGATACAAAGGTAGTCGCAACAAAAAGAAAACAATGGAGGAAATAAAAGAACTGGAAATAGTGTACAAACAGTTCGACATTCTCCGGACAGAAATTCTTCCCTTTATGGGCTGGAAAAATCATGCCATGCAAGAAGGGTATGAGGCAGATGATCTTATTGCCAAGCATATAAAAGACAATCCGGACAAGCAGTTTGCTATCGTTTCCGGGGATGAGGATTTACTCCAATGCCTCTCCAAAAATGTCTGTGTATTCCGGCCCTTGAAGCATAAGCCCCTCTACACCTTGGAGAACTTAGAGGAGGAACATGCCTGCACACCAGATACCTGGCGAAAAGCAAAAGCTCTGGCGGGGTGCTCATCCGATGAAGTCCCAGGAATTGCTGGGGTGGGTGAAGCTACCGCTATAAAATATTTTAATGGATGGCTCTCCCCAACATTCAAGAAGTATGAGCTTATACAAAAAGAACGAGTAAAAACACTAAAGCGGAACCTCCCCATTGTTACACTCCCCTTCTCCCATAAAGACTTCCCACCCTTGGAGAGCTTTGTCATTACTGAACCCCCTCTTATCTTTCCGAAAAGAATTTTCATTGCATACAGAAAATGGGAATTGAGGTTCTTGGCTTTAGACCCTTTTTGGTGTAAACTGTGTCCGGACATTTCCCTGCAACGAGAAGAGGGGGAAATTGTAGCCGACCACACCCCCGCAAAGAAGAAAATAAGGAGAAAAGTAAATGGCTGAAATAGTCCTACAAGAAAACTGTCTGCTCATCATCGAATCCGAAAAGAAAGCCCACAGGGAGGAGGATAGTGTTGTTCTACAGGCTATCCCCTACGA